GCTAACATGTAATAGCCGAACTTCACCATATCGGCGCAAATTGTCACAGGGGGGACCCCATGAGAAAACATGCTTGACCGCGTAGCCGATGCCGTGGAAATAATCGATGACACAATCAACGGGAGGGGAGATGACGCTAGCCGAAAAACTCAGCATCCACGGAACATGCCGCCAGGAACTCGTGGAGACGGCAATCCTGGTCAGGCAGCAGTTCGAGTTGATATCATGCACAAGCCCGGACACCGGTGGGGATTATCAGAGGGGGAGGAAAACCGACAGTCACCACATGGAATGCTGCATCGACCTCTGCGGATACCTGCCCCCGGTGAACTCACGGCAGCGGATCAAGGTGGAGAATTGGGCAATGGACCCTCGCACAAAATGGAATGACCGGACCATGGCAATAAGGTCATTCCTGGTCAAGATCCCCGATGATGTATTCATCAACATGGTCCCGGTTTATCGGGCTCGGATGTAGGGCAAAAAATCAAAGAGCGAAAGAGTCAATATTGTTTTGCTGTATTGACAACTTACGATTTATGCAGTATCTTTTCTGTTAAGGTGCAAGAGTCACCTAAAAACACCAACCAAACCGAGGCCCTCCTCCTCGTTGCCGGGCTAATCCCCCGGCTTTTTTATTTGCCACTGTCGCCTAGCCTGGTGGGGCATCTCCCTTGTAAGGAGATTGACACGGGTTCAAATCCTGTCGGTGGCTCCATCGCGTCTCCCGAAAACGGCGGGGCTTTTTTATTCACAACAAAGAGACACAGGCGGAATGGCCCACTGGAAACGGTGGGCTTTTCTATTGCCACGCAAAGGAACCAATGACTCCTTGCACCTGCATTACATTCGAGAAGGTTCGATGCTGCCAGGACTGCCACATTAAATGCAAAGACATGTGTCCCGACTCATGGAAGAAGGCACCATGCAAAGGGATGCAACGAGTGAGAAAATGAAAATTAAAAAGTGGGCGCAACCCAACGACCAGACATGTGTTCTAGGATGTCATAGTTGGAGTGTGTCGCGATTATTCGAACTGGCGAGAGAATTGCCAGTAATGGACGTGCCGCTGGATCACCTGAACACCTACTACCGCTATGAGAAAATAACACTGCGGGAAATGGTGATGCACATGAACGCAGCCAAAGCGGCAAATTTGGATATGCCCATTATTCTCGACGAGGATGGCGAGTTGATGGACGGGCGGCACCGGCTAATGAAGGCCATGTTACTCGGTCACGAAACAATCAAGGTCGTGCGATTTGAAGAAAACCCGCCACCTTGTAGGATAACGGAATAGCCAAAAGGAACACAGAGATGGAACCGATGGAAAACGGACTGACCTGCGCAAACAGGGTGCCAGCCAATCCCGGGAGCATCTACATCGTCACTTGCGGCGTCGGGCTCAAGCAGGCTGGCACGGTGGCGCAGGGGTATCTCTACTGCCCTAAGTGCAATGCAACATGGAGTGAAGGCAAAGAACCGACAAAATAAACAATCCTGAGGGAATTATCATGGCAGTAACAGGCGGAAGAAAACCAGGAGCCGGAAGGCCAAAGGGTAGCAAGGACAAAATCAGCCGCAACTTGAAGCAATTGGTCCTTGATACCGTGGAGAAGCTGGAGGCGGAGGACAAATCACTTTACGACTGTGCCATAGCTGACCCGCCTTGGTTCTACGCCAACTTTGTTAAGCCGATGTTACCGAAGGATGTAGTAGTGAGTGGAGACGAGGAGAGCCCACTTATCACGGAGATAATCATCAAACATGTCACGCCTGGAACTGGAACTTCCCGATAAAATCGCGTCGACCATCTTCCAGCCGTCCCGGTACAAAGTGTACTACGGTGGGAGGGGTGGCGCTAAATCGTGGAGCCTGGCAAGGGCGCTGTTAATCAAAAGCCTTGGGCAGCCGACCCGCATCCTTTGCGCTCGTGAGATTCAGAAGAGCATCAAAGATTCAGTCCACCAACTGTTTCGCGATCAGATTTCAGAACTGAACCTCGGGTATTATTTCGAGGTGTTACAAACAGAAATTCGGGTTAAGAACGGGGGGCAGTTCGGATTTACCGGCTTGCGGCACAACTCGACGGAGATCAAGAGTTATGAAGGTGCCGACATTTGTTGGGTGGAAGAAGCGCAGGCTGTTTCTAAAACCTCTTGGAATGTCCTGGTTCCTACTATTCGTAAACCCGACTCTGAAATCTGGCTCAGTTACAACCCCGACCTTGAAGATGATGAGACACACCAGCGGTTTGCGGTCAATCCTCCCGCGGACGCGATTGTTGTCAAAATGGGATGGGAAGATAACCCGTGGTTTCCCGACGTTCTCCGTAAAGAAAAAGACGAACTGAAGATCCGGAACTTTGACGACTATCTGCACGTCTGGGGCGGGAACTGCAAAGAAGTCCTTGAAGGATCGATATACGCCGAAGAGATGCGCAGGGCCAAAGAAGAAACCAGGATCACCGTTGTCCCGGTGGATCACTCGAAGCCCGTTGACTGCTTCTTTGACCTCGGGTGGGCCGACTGCACAAGCATCTGGTTTGTCCAGACCATCGGCAAAGAGATCCGGGTGGTCGACTTCTATCAAAATCAGCTCCAGAAGATCCAACACTACGCACAGGTGATGCAGAACAAGGGGTATGTCTACGGCAACGTCTTTCTACCTCACGACGCATTCAACGGCCAACTGAGCGGCAAGAACACCGACCAAGCGCTCCGTGACCTGGGATTTAAGACGCGACGGGTTGACAAGCTGGGAGTTCGGGACGGCATCCAGGCGGCAAGGACGCTCTTTCCTTCGCTGTGGTTCGATGTGGGCAGGTGTTCCGATGGCCTGGCGGCTCTGAGAAAATACCGTTTCGATGTTGACCCCGATACGGGCAAGTTCAGCCGCGATCCTCTCCATGATGAACACAGCCATGCCGCCGATGCATTCCGGTACATGGCTGTAGGGTACGCTCCACCGGCACAAAAGGCCAAAAGCCGACCGGAATCAAGCGGCGGATGGATGAGCCTGTGAACATCACATATGGTACACGGTGCCAAATAAACCGAGTCGGATGGTAAAAAATGGCAAAAAAGAACAAAAAAGAGGATATCGTCACGCTGGCGAAGGAGCGGTTCCGGCAGGCTGTCGACTCCGAAGCCTCAAACCGGTCGCGGGCGCTCGACTCCATCCGGTTTGTCGACCTGGGCGAACAATGGGATTCCAGGACCAAACAGGACCGCGAAACCAATGGTCGACCCTGTATGGTCATCAACAAGTGCGCTGGGGTGGTCAAGAAGATTGCCAACGACGCCAGGCAGAACAAGCCGCGAATCAAGGTCAGACCGTCTGACTCCAAAGCTGACCCCCAAATAGCCGAGATTATGAACGGCCTGATCCGGAACATCGAAAACCTGTCTGATGCCGATGCCGCCTATGACACAGGGATTGACCAGGCCATAAAGGGAGGATGGGGTTATTGGCGAGTCGTGACGGACTACTCCGATAACGACGTTTTCGAGCAGGATATTTTTATCCGCCGGATCGTCAATCAGTTTTCCGTTTATCTCGACCCTCACGCCAAGGAGGCCGACAGATCGGATGCCCGGTGGGGTTTCGTTACCGAAGTCTTGGCCCGCAAGGAGTTTGAAAAGCAGTACCCCAAAGCCGACGCCGTTGAGTGGGGACAGGTTGGCACAGGGGAGAGCAACGTCGATTGGTTCACTGATGACGGCATCCGGATTGCCGAATACTACTACAAAGAGCCCGTCACCAAAACGCTCTGGCAGACGCTCACCGTTGGACCGGACGGCGACGACTACGACGTTGTAGAAGCCGGGGACCAGGAGATCATCGAGAAGGACGGCAAGCGTTATTTTGTCACCATGTTGGAGGGTGGCGCCGACGACAATGAAGGCATGGGCGAAGGTCCTGAGCCCGAAGGTGGAATACATGGTATCGCTCGCAGCCAGATGGAACAACCGGAAGGAATGCCGCCCGAGATGATGGGTGGGATGCCGCAGATGCCCGGCTTGCCCCCGCATATGATGCAGCCAGGCATAGGCCAGGGCATGTTGCCCCCGGCTCCTCCCCGTCAGACCGTGACGGAGATCGTCAGGGAGCGCACCGTCAAAACTGACCGCCTCATGTGGTGCAAGTTGGCAGGCGGAGAGATCATCGAGGGTCCGATTGAACAGGCCGGGAAATACGTCCCGATTGTCGCATGTATCGGAGACGAGGCCTACATCGAAGGCGAACCCGTCTATCTTTCCGCGTTCTATCACGCCATGGACGCACAGCGGCTCTACAATTGGGCAAGAAGCAACGCGGTTGAAACCCTTGCCCTGGGACCCAAGCAGCCGTTTATCGGCACCCCGCGAATGTTCGAAGACCACGAAGCGGAATGGGACCGGGCCAACACCAATCCCAAAATGCGCCTGACCGCCAACATGGAAAACGGGATGCTGCCCCAACGCCAGCCGTTGGGTCTGGCCGACAGTGGGGCACTCCAAGAGGCCATGCAGTCCGCAGACGACATCAAGAGCACAACGGGGCTTTTTGATGCATCCCTTGGAGCCAACGGCAACGAGAAGTCAGGCAAGGCCATTCTGGCGAGGCAGCGGCAAAGCGACGTTTCGACGTTCCATTTCCCCGATAACCAGGCGCGGGCGATTCGATTCACCGGGCGGATACTCGTTGACCTTATCCCCAAAATTTACGACACGGAGCGAGTGGTCCGGGTTCTCGGCAAGGACGAAACGGAAGGGTGGGCCGAGATCAACAAGCGGGTCCCTGATCCGATGTCGCCGGGGGGCTATCGCGTCACCAACGACCTGTCTGTGGGTAAGTACGACGTGTCCTGTGATGTCGGCCCGGCGTACATGACCAAGCGTCTCGAAGCCGCAGATGGGATGATGCAATTCCTTTCAGCCGCTCCGAATACCGCCCCGGTCGTTCTCCCCCGGATTGCTAAAAACCTCGACTGGCCGGAGGCGGAAGAAATCGCCGACGAACTTAAACAGATCATGCAGCCGCAGCAGCCGCCGCCCGACCCCATGCGGGAACTGGACATGCAGGGCAAGGCCCTCGTCAACGCCAAGCGACAGCAAGAACTTGAACAGGGACCCCGGAGCCAGGAACTTGTCGATGCCAAGAGGATGCAGGACCTGACCCAACAGGTACAGGGCAACGACGAAAAGACCTACCAAATCGCGCAACAGGCCATAATGGACGCCATGAAAGCCATGGGCCTCACACGATAGGAGACTGACATGCCTGGATCACACGGAAACGAAAACCTCTACACCCCCTTTGCTGCGGCCTACATTACCTATGCGGGAACGTCTGAAGTTGTCACCTTGCCGGTGGGGACGGTGGCGGTTTCTCTTTACGCTTCATCCCGATGCTGGGTCATGATCGGGCATGCTGGCGAGACAGCAATCGCCGCCGCTCCGAGCGGGGAAAAGGTGTGGACCCAACGGACATTCCCTATGGAGATCGACGGGCGGTTACCTGTTCCGGTCGACGTAAGCACTGACGGGAGTTTGGTCCAACTTGCCGTCATTCAGGATTCGGCAGGGGGGACTCTGAGCATTATCGCCATGAAAGAATAAACACCAACCTACCTCAGATGAGGGCGAAAGGAAACACGATGGACGAAACCACCGAAGAGATTTCGGGCGAAGAAACTCCAGCGTTATCGCAGGAGGAGACGGACCTACTCGCATCGCAGGACGCAGAAGAAGCGGCCGCAGCCGAGGCAAGCGAACAGGCAGAAAAGGAAGAGGAAAAGGGGGCAGAAGAGAAGCCGTGGTTCAAGAAGCGGTTCGACGCCCTGACCAAGCAGCGGGAGGAAGAGCGGCGCAGGGCCGACCGGCTCGAAGCAAAGCTTGAAATCCTGACGCAACAGGCCACCCCCAAGCCCACGGAGCCCGCCGCTCCGGTGCACCAGCCCAACAAGCCGAAACCGACGCTCCAAGGGTGCGAGTTCGACTCCGAACGCTATGCCGATGAACTGACCGACTGGAAACTGGAACAGCGAGACATCCAAGCGGCCACCAAGCGACAGCATGAAGAGTGGACCCGCCAACAGCAAACCAAGCAGCAGACAGTTGGGCAGAAGGTCGCAGCGGCCAACAACGAAGGCCGGATCAAGTTCACCGATTGGGACGAGGTTGTTTTGGCCCCGAGCCAACACTTTTTCACCCCCGCGCTGGTCGAAGTTCTGGCCGAGACGGAAGCCCCGGCTGACGTGGCCTATTATCTCGCCAAAAACCCGGAAGAAGGCACCCGGATTGCCGGGCTCTCCCCGGTTGGTATGGCCATGGCTCTCGCCAAGATCGAGGCGATCGCCACCATCCCGCCGAAGCCGAAACAAACCACCAAAGCCCCCGCCCCCGTCAGTACGGTAGGGAAGCAGGCTGGCGCGAACGTCTCCGAACCCGACGCGGCAAAAGACCCGGAAGCCTGGATCAAGTGGGAACGGGAACGATGCCGCAAGATGGGCAAACTCTACTAACCGAAAAGGAAACAGATAATGGCTAATTTGACGTTAACACCTGACAAAATTCTGGTGAAGGCACTCGATGTGCTTCACGCCAAACTCAACTTCTGCGGTAACATCAACCGCAGCTACGACAGCCAGTTTGCGCAGACGGGCGGCAAGATCGGCTCGACCCTGCGAATTCGGAAACCGGAGAAATTCGTCGTCACCGATGGCGCAACCATGCAGGTTCAGAGTTCGGCCGAACAGTCCACCGCCTTGACCGTGGCGACCCAGAAGCATGTCGCGCTGTCCTTCACATCCCAAGAACTGACCATGAGCCTCGATGATTTCACCGAGCGCAAAATCCTCCCGGCCATGTCCGTTCTCGCCTCCGACATCGAAGCCGACGCCCTGACCATGGCTCTCGACATCTACCACGCCACCGGCACCACCGGCACCACTCCGGCCACCCTTCTGCCCTATCTCCAGGCAAAGGCGAAGCTCAACCAGTACCTCGCGCCGATGGACAACCGCCGCCGCGCCCTGATCGACTCGGTCACCTCCACCGGCCTGGTCAACGGTCTACAGGCGCTCCAAAACGACACCAAGGAGGTGTCCCGCCAGTACAAAGAAGGCGAGATGGGTCGCGCTGCCGGTCTGAACTGGGCTGAAAACGACCTGCTCCCCGTCCTGACCAACGGCACCCGCACCGGCTCCATTACCATCAACGGCGCTGCGCCGACCGGTGCGACCATCGCACTCAAGGCTCTCGGTTCCGGGACGACCATCGCCAAGGGCGAGATTTTCACCATCGCCGGATACTACGCCGTCCACCCCGAAACGAAACAGGCTTACAGCCACCTTCAGCAGTTCGTCTGCACCGAGGACACCACCGCCACAAGCACCACGATTGCCGCCCTCCCCATCTCCCCGACCATCGTCACCTCCGGAGCCTACCAGAACGTTGCCGGGGCTCCCGGCTCCGACGCCGTGGTCATCCTCCAGGGCGGCGCGACCATGGGCGGTGTTGCCGCCGCTGCCGGGGCGTCGACCTCCTACGGGCAGACGCTCGTTTATCACCCCGACGCCTTCGCCATGGTCACCGCTGACCTCGAAGACATGAGCCAGTACGGCGCTTGGGGTTCGCGGAAAGTCCTGGACGGTATCAGCATGCGGATCTGGCGTCAGGGCGACATCGTGAATGACACGGTGCCGACCCGAATTGATGTCCTCTACGGGTTCTCCACCATCCGCCCGGAACTGGCATGCCGCGTCACTCGTTAACCCAACGGGGGTCTTAGGACCCCCTTCTTTTTAAGGAGAATAAAAATGTCCAAACAGATCCTTGGCAACGGCGACCCCGATGGAACCGGAGTGGTCGCGTCCGTGACCGAAAAACTCCACCTCTACGGCGGGACCGGAGTGATTCAGCCGACCATGTCGGTCGATGTCGGAACCGACATCGCAACCGTCATTCTCGAAGTGGCTGAGATTCGTGCGGCCCTCGTCGGCATCGGACTCATCGACGCCTAAACACCACAGGGCGGCTAGGGTAGCTCCCGAAAAGAAGGCTCCCCTCCTTCCTGCCGCCCTTATTTAGGGGCCTGCAAAAGGGGTACGCATGAAAATCTATATCGGGATTCCGATGTATGGATCAGCCGAACCGGAATTTATCAACTCCCTGAGCAAAACCAAGGCGGTATTGCAAGCCATGGGGCATACGGTCGAAGTTGATATTCATTCGGGTTGCTCCATCATCACCAAGGCCAGAAACGGCATCGTTTCGCGTTTTATCGCCAGCGGGTTTGACAAGCTGTTGTTCCTCGATTCCGACATGGCATGGGATGCGGTCGACGCTGTGACCGTGCTGCACAGCCCCTACGATTTCGCGGGCATCGCCTACCGTCAGAAAAAGGAAGGCGCGCCCTTCAACTGCGTCCTGAGCGGCAAAGAGGACAATGGGTGGATCGGGGCGACGAGAACGGGGGCCGGGTTTATCGTGCTTTCGAGGCGGTGCCTGACGGAGATGACCCGCCAGTATCCACACCTCAGATACGAGGACAACGGCGAACACTACGCGCTCTTTGATTTTGTCCTCAAGGACGGTCTGTATTACGGCGAGGATTACACGTTTTGCGACCGATGGGTGGCCGTAGGCGGGGGAATATGGCTGTATCCTGCCGACATCGGCCACATCGGGAAGAAAATCTACAGAGGCAACATCAAGGAGATACTGTAATGGCTCACCCCAAATCGATGTATCAAGTCACCGCGGAAGGGGTTCAGGAAAAGATTGCCGAAAGTTTTGAGGAAGAGTGGACCATGGCAAAAAACGGATGGTTCCCGCACCCTGAAGAAGCCCGGCAGGCATTCGTCCCCGGCGAGGAAAAGCCGAAAGAGAAAAAAGCCTTGGCTGACATGAACAAGGAAGAAATCGAAGTTTATGCCCGGCAGTTCGGAGTCGAACTCGACCGCCGCAAATCCCGCAAGAACATGCTTGACGACCTTGAGGACGCATTAAAATGACCGTATTGGAGCTCCTGGAAGACGCGTCAGAGTTGCTTCTAGGCTCCGACGCGACACTTGACGCAACGGCCTACAACAAGGGCCTGCGTATCCTCAACTCGCTCATCAACGAGTGGTCAACGCGAAGATACGGGATTTACACCGTGACAAGGGAGGCGCTGCCGTTGGTCGCCGGGACGGGAGTCTATTCCATGGGACCGTCCGGGGATTTCGACACACCGCGCCCCATTCGGGTGCTGGATTGGTTTGTCAGGGACTCGGACGGCAACGACTACACGAATACCGAGATCGTCGACCGTGGATGGTCGAACGGCCGGGGGGTTAAGGGAACCGAGGCCATCCCTTATGAACTCTACTATGAACCGTCCTACCCCCTGGGGTCCCTATCCCTCTACCCTGTCCCCGACAAGGCATACACCCTTCATCTCGACTCGCAAAAGGCCCTGGCCCAATATACCGCGCTGACGAACGTGCTCAACTTGCCCCCTGAATACGAGACGGCGCTTAAATTCAACCTCGCCATCGATTGGGCCAACGCCTTGAGCGTGGAGCCTTCGCAGGTGGTTGTTTCCAGGGCGGGGCAAACGCTTTCGCAACTGAAGGTTTTGCATTCCGTGCCGGTCCCCAAGGTTTCATCCGTACCGTTCGATAACCGCAAAAACGTACTGCCGAACATCTACGGCGACGGGAGATAACGATGGCAAAGGCCCAAATCATTGATTTTTTGTTGTCCGGTTATCGTACCAACGCCACGGATCTGCCCCTAGTGGGGGGAACAGTCGAGGTTTACGCCGCAGGGACCAGCAACATCGCCTACGTTTGGGATGACAGGGACAAAACCCTCCCGACAACGACGGGCAGATCCACCATTACCCTCGACATCTATGGCCGGGCGGAAGCTTACGGCGCCGGTATTTACAAATTCGTCATCAAGGATTTCGCCGGGGCTGCCGTCGAAACGATTGACTATGCCGAATATGAAACCCTGGATTTCGGGGGTGTTTCCACTGTGGAAACCATCGCCGCGCTTCGGGATCTTCCGATCGCTGGGCTCGGAGCGGGGGCTACGGTGCAGCCTCTCGGTTACTATGATATTGGGGATGGGGGCGGAGGCCATGCGCGGTACTTGAAAACGGGTGCTGCGCCGGGCACCTATGTCGATGATGGCTGGGCTACGCTGGTCCCTACTGGGGGAGATGGCTCCGCTGCATGGGTTTGCGTTAGCTTATCTCAGGTCATACCGCAGTGGCTGGGGGCTTTGGGCGCCGGTGATGACACCATCCCATTGCAAGCGGCCATTGACTATGCAATCGCCAATAAATTACCACTAAATCAGACGATCAATCACACCGCCAATGTGACACTTGCAGGTGCAATCAATTGGAATGCCAATGGGCATGCACTCACACCTGCGGTTAATGCCGCAGTAATCACGTTAAATGCTGGGGCTGAACGTACGGTTATTGACAACCTTGAAATGGTTCTTGGTGGTATTGATCGGGCATGGACTGCGTGTGACGGCATCCTGATTATTGGTGCAGGGGGCTCCGAGGATTATACAACGCTACGTAATCTGCTGATTCGCGGCGCTCCGGGATATGGACTCTACGCCTACGGGTCTTCAAGTTCGGGGAATACTGTACAGCGGCTGCACGTGTACGACTCTACTTTTGTTGATAGTGGGTATGCTAATGTTCGGCTCGAAGGGGTTGTCCTTGAGTCTCAGTGGCACGGATGCTTCTTCAATGATGGGTGCAACCTAGGAGCTTTGCCTCTAACCACAGACCAAACTACACACCCTGCATCCCCCGCTAGAGAGTTTCGTCGGGGGTCAGTGGAGCTTCTTCGGTGGTACACAGCAGCAAATACGGCATCTAATGACCTTACCCCGAACCGGGTGTTATTCAATGGGTGTAACTTCGCCAATGATGAAGACAATATTGGGACAAGCAGGACCGCAGGGCTTTACGTCTCTGCTGGGGCTTCTATCACGGCTGACACAACAAACTTTGAAAATCCCTTCCCTGCTATCTGGTTGGCCAAGGAGGGCGGAACGGGGGCAAATTACAGAACATCCAGCCGTGGGTTTAAGTCCTCGAACTGTACGTTTAAAAGTTCTATTACAGACCCAAATGTTGCGCATTCCTTTATTGAGTGGGATGGTTTCGGTCAAGTCATTTTGGACAATCCAATGATTCACGGGGATGGTTCCCCTGTTAGTCGGTCTTTCCTAAATAACAACCTGGACTATTTCCATGGTGGACTCTTGCAGGTTAGAAACCCGCAGTTCTCTGGCAGTACCTTTACAGATGGATTTATCAGCCGAGAGGCGGCCGCCTACTGCCCCACACGGCTCATTGCCTCGGGTCGATACATGGCTTATTTGGCTGGTATTGATGGGGTTATTGTAGGTAAGGCAAGCGCCTCGCACCCATTGGATGCACTGACTAATCTGTACAACAGTTTAAATACAGCCTTTCCAGATGATTTGGAAATTTCTCTCTCGTGTGATACTGCAATCAATGGGGCTTTAACGGTAAACCACGACTCGGATGATGGTGCAGCGGGGGTGCTTGCTGGGAAATTTGCACTCGCAGGCGCAGCCAATGCTACGCTGGATGCGGATTGGAAAAAAATACGCCTGAAATGGGACGCGGCCAGTCAGATTTGGCGGGAGATGTATCGTAACTTCTAACGCCGTCAGCCGGTGCCAAAGCAATCGGCGCGGTATAAATAACAACACCAGGGATGACCCATGCCTAAAGTGATTTTCGGCCTAGCAAATAAAAATATCGACCCGGCAGAATACCACGACGGCATCGCGGCATCGGTGCGCGACTGCTACCGGGTGCAAGTCGGGCAGGATGAGCACTACCCCAAGCGGCTAGGCCTGTCCGCCTTTGCATCGATTGGGGCCGACGCTACCCAGGGCCGGTATGAAACCTTCGGCGGGGTGGTTCTTGAGGTCATCGGCGGCAACGTCTATGAATTATCCTCAACAGGGACGCTTACCCTCTACGCGGGGGATGCCCTCAACAAAAACATCCCATGCATCTTCACCGAGGATTTCGGGCACGTCTTTATCGCCCACGGCGGGAAAATAGCCCGGGTTGACACTTCGGCAAAAACGGTTGAGCTTGTGGCGACCAGTCCCGACAACGTGACACACATCACGTTTTCAAAGGGGTATCTGCTCTGTAATGGTCTCCTTGCCGGGGGGGTTGAGGGAGATACCAACTACTCAGATGATGTGGTTAACGATTATGTCACATGGGAGGTGTTCAACAACGAGCGCCTGCCGGACGGATGCAACGCCGTTGTTTCGGGATGGGATGCGGAAGTTTACAGTTTTGGACCGAACTCGGTTGAGGTTTCGTACAACGACGGTTCAACGCCATGGGCGGTCCTCCAGGGCGCTTATCTGCAATATGGGTGCCTTGCCCCCTATACCGTGACGATTGCCGACAATACGCTTTTTTGGCTCAGCGAATCGGATGGAGCCAGGCGAATCGTTAAGATGGTCGAGAGGGCGCCGCAAATCATATCGGGGC